ATCTCAGCTAACAAATTCTGTTGAGCATTCTCTAACCCAGCACCAATAGCCAAGTCCTGTTCGTTCTTAGCAAAGTCATAAATAGTGTCAGTTATATAACTCATACTGTTCAACATGTCAGCGCCACTCATTTGCTGAGAGAACAACATGTCCCTTGTTTCACCTGTTACAGGATCAAACGTGTTGGCATCCGCTTGTATGCCAAGCTCTGCCAACGTGTCAACCGCTGCTGATTCACGACCACCAGCACGATTCAACGCTTCTTCAAAACGTTGGTTTCGAGCATCACGGCGTTGGTCATACATGCCAGAAATACGATCCATATCTGAGGCAAAACCCTCATCAGAACTTATTTGCAACTGATCCAAGTAATTTGTTATAGAATCAAATTTTTCTTGTGCGAATTGTTCTTGGTTGGCAAAGTAGTTTTCGTAAGCAGCACCTGTTCCACCACCGCCAGCGCCACCACCTCCATTGCCACCAAAATCAAAATCAAATTCTTCAGGGCGTTGCATAGTTGTAGGAGTATCAGCTTGCGCCCCAAAGTTACCAAAGATAGGGTCTTGAGAAGGATCAACTCTTTGACTGTATTGGTTAAGGAAACGCCTGTATTCAGCGTCTTGATAACCAGGACTCATTGCAGCCCCACCAGCCGTATTACCTGGCCCACCAGTGATAAAGTTTTTTCGTTTATCTTCAGTGCGTTGCGGAATCTGAGAAGTAGGTCCAAATTGGGCTAACTCTAGCGGTGTTGGCGTTAACTGCCCAAACGTTGCATCATCATCATGTGGTCCACCATGTGGCATTATCCTGCACCTCCAGAACCTCTAACCAACGCAGCAACCAACGACTGATACTGTTGCCCAGTCAAGTTACCACGCAAACCCTCTAAATCAGAAATAGACATAGCATCCTGCAAATTACTCGTCATCATGTTCTGCATAAAATCCTCATCAGACCTGTTTCTAGCACGCATAATGTTGCTTGCTAACTCACGACCACCACGCTGATACTGGCCACTGTCTATCATGCCACGCCTATTAAACTGGCCAGGTAAAGCTCTGTAAGCTTTTTCCTCAGCAATGTTCATGTCAATATTTGACCTTGCCTTGTTCCTACGCATCAGATCACGTTGATACTCGCTTTGCATCAACCCTTTCTGCGTATTTAACGCAGCCTGCTGAAAAGTAGGAGCAGCTTTGCCTGCGTATCCTCCTAAAGCAGCAGAAGCTATGTCTTGGTAGCTATCTAACCCATACCCTGTTGCTGACATGTATCCTCCTACCTAAAGCCTATTCTGTCCCAGCAAATTCATTACAATGCGTGCATACACACTCTTTCATGTGGTTTAACAACGCTGCTATACGCACCGCTTGCACAGAAATAAGAAACTCCTGTGGATAACGTGCCTGTATTTCTTGCAGTATTGCTTCTGTAGCTACTTCCATTATGCTCCTTCAGGTTTATCAGGGAAATCACAAGTATCAGCAGGAACCCATGTTGAAGGGAAATCCCTTAAAGCTTGCCTATAAACAGCCCATTCAGCTTTCTTACTGTCACTTAAAGGACTGTCTGCATATTGTGTCCAATCAGATTCCGCTAATAACATATCACGATGATTACGCATGGTATCTACACGCCATTCATTTTCTAATCCAGCTACAGCGAACTCTATCATTAAATCAACAACCATTATGCCGTCCTATACCATGCGCTCATGTACATTATAGCGCTAGTGTTCCAAGTAATTGGTGTGGTTTTTTTGACTGATGAAACAGTTGAATAAGTTCCAGATGAATGATTATTAAGATACATAAGTATGTCGCTATTAACTTCAACCACTTGAACAGGATATATTGTTGACCCTGTTGGGCGTACCCAACCACCAGCAAACGAACTATATGTAGGTCCAGCAGTAGGAGTAGGCAATCCACTAGGTACTAACTGCATCCTAAAAACATCACTAGCATGATATGTAGTAGTGCTACCTGCTACAAACATCATTTCCCAAAAACAAAGATCACCAAGTTGTAAAAAATTTGCGGTAATAGAAGCATTACCATTAGCTGTAATACCAGATTCCCAAACAGGAGTAAACGATGTCCAAGCAGTAGATGAACCATCCAGTATGTTTAACTCAGCAGCACTAGAAGTAACAGCCGTACCACCTAACTTCAAACCAGCAACATCTAAATTAGTTCCATCAAACACCATGTTAGAAGAACCAGCAAAAGCATTACTACTATTAAACTGCACTTGAGTGTCAGAACCAGCCGCAGTACCAGAAGGACCAGTAGGTCCAGTAGGACCAGTAGGTCCAGTGGGTCCAGTTCCACCAGCAGGACCGCTAGGTCCAGGAGGACCAGCAGAACCGCCAGGACCAGTAGGACCAGTAGGACCAGTAGGTCCGTCAGGACCGTCAGGACCATCAGGTCCAGGAGGTCCAGCAGAACCAGAAGGTCCAGGAGGACCAGAAGGACCAGTACCCCCAGCAGGTCCAGTAGGACCAGTCGGACCTGCATCTCCTTGCGGCCCTTGTGGACCAGTAGGTCCAGTAGGACCAGTCCCCCCTGGACCAGTTGGACCTGTAGGTCCAGTAGGTCCAGTAGGTCCAGTAGGGCCTGTAGGCCCACCAGGACCAACTAATGAAGTTCCTGATCCCCAATTACCACTTGCTTTAGGGCCAAAGATTTCGCTGTCTCCAGTGTCGATATAAAAGTCACCATCTGATCCTGTGGGACCAGAAGGGTCACCACTACCATTAAGTATTTGCGCTCCTGTTGGACCTGTAGGACCTGTAGGGCCAGTAGGTCCAGTACCACCTGTTGGACCAGTGGGACCAGCAGGTCCGCTAGGACCATCTGGTCCTGGAGGACCAGCACTACCTGTGGGACCGCTTGGACCTGTGGGTCCAGTAGGTCCAGTTGGACCAGTACCACCTGGACCTGTGGGTCCAGTTGGACCTGTAGGACCTGTTGGTCCTGTAGGACCGTTAGGCCCATTTGGTCCTGTAGGTCCGCTTGGCCCTGTTGGTCCTGTTCCACCAGATGAACCTTGTGAAGCTAATGTTTGCCAATACGAAGTGTCGCCAGGTGTGTTACCTGTCGTTGCCTGTCGAGCGACATACGATGAACCATTGTAAGCTACAACATCTCCAGCAGCATACGTTGTAGACGCTGAGTACGTTCCTTCATAGTCAGGGCCGTTAGCCATAGCTATTTCGACTTGTGGCCCTAGTAGTTTGGTGTATTGAATATCTCTAGGCATTTAATAATCCATCGTAACTGTTAATACAGGTTTGTTAGTATCTGCTGAACCATCACAAACAGAATAAATATCAGAAGAGCTTGTGCCACCGCCACTAGCTATCCACCCACTTGATTTCTCAGATACCCACATTTGTTTAGTGGATACATGAGTAATAAAATCAGTTAAACCAGAAGAAGGTAACGTCAATACTTTAGAAGCGCTTTGCGCCCAACTTTGCAAATTAGAAGCAGCAACAGTTTGCATGTTAGTAGTTTGCACATACGAACCAGCATTATATGTTGACATTGCAGTTCCATTAGCTTTATTGTGTTGTCCTACAAGTAACGTTTCACTCGTAGAACCGCTAATAGGGTTTGTACCGCCAGTCCCTCTGTATAACGTTAATGTTGCACTAGTTACATTAGGTCGAACAGCAAGAGCTTCAGCTAAAGACGTACTTGTGTGTCCACCTGTAGTTGAATCAGCACTAAATTCAAGAACAGTTAAGTTATCCCCAAAATCCAAAAACGATCCAAAGCGAACTTTAGTATCTGTTCTCCAAGCGTTATTACGCCAACCTTGCGAAGCGTTACAAGTAAACGCAAGTGTCACAGGATCAGATTTAGACCATACTGTTTCCCAAGAATCCCCATCCCAGTATTTAACGTGCTTAGGCTGAGTAAAGGCACTACCAGTATAATACTGAACCTTAGTGCCATTAGGTATTGCTACCCAGCTACTGCCGTTGTAATACTTCAAAGCTACCATCACGAACTCGTATCTAACCAAATATCATTTGTTTTCAAACCTGACGATGGCTCAGACGAAGCAACATATATAGTCGTACCGCCATCAGTTCCACTCTGCACAAACTCATCAATAATATGACCAGCAGTCATAATAGACGTATCATTATCAGCTAACGCTTCAGAACTAGTCTGAATAGCTGTTAAGCCTACACCATTAAACGTAAACGTATCGCCATCTTGAATAGTTAAACCACCATTCAAAGTAGCTAACCCTGACGCAGTTAACGTAGCAACTGCTGTAGTTCCAGCAGCAGTAATACCACCATTAGCAGTTATTAAACCACTAAACGTAGCACCAGTAAGCGCAGCTAAACCAGGTGAAGTATTCACATAGTTTTCAATAGTTGCAAAGTTAGTATTCATTGCAGAAGCAGTAATAACCGTTCCTGCTGTAAAATCATTGACTGAAAGAGCCATTACCGTAATCTC